ATCTATCTATTGCTCCATAACTTAAAGCTGCATCTGCATCACCAGTTTGCATAGAATTTTTTATATTTCTTAATTGAGAAGCATCTCTTTGTTCTTCTGTTTGTTGTAATTGATTTCCAATATTTAATTTACCTTCTTTAGCTAAACTCGTTATTACTTCTTCAAAATTTTTGTCTGATAAATTTGCAAATTGTGGATATTGCTCTCTTAATTGTGCTAGATTTTCTGCTTGTTGTCTGCCTTGCTGTATCTGCATCATTTTACCATAAGGATCGCCTTGCATTGGTTCACCAATAGGTCTTAACGCACCAGCTTTTTGAAACTCTTGTGCTACTGCAAATATAGGTGCTGCACCCATGTAAGCATCAGATACCCTATCTAGTAAACCACCTGCTCTTTGACCTAATGTTCTTTTAGGTTGAGGCTGGGCAGATTGAGGCTGGCCAGATTGAGGTTGAACAGGTAATATTGAATTTGCATTAATATTTACATTTGGAGTCGTTATGCCTAATAGACCTGCTGGTGTATTATCTACCTTTGGAGGCATTCTATTTAAAACAATATCTTCTACAGTTCTTAATTTACGCCCTTCAAACTGTTTTGCATTTTGTAAACCATTTAAATTTGCTAATTCAGCGGCTGCTTTTGCTTGCATCTCTGGTGCAACAATACTATTTGGCTGAATTCGTGATTGTAAACGATTACGTTGAGCATTAATTTTATTTTGTCTATCAATATTTAATTGATTTATAAGATTTGGGTCATTTTCATTAGCGTATTTTTTGCCTTTATATAAAATTGTACCATCATTATATTTTATAGGTTTAATATCAAATATGCTCATTTAAATAACCCCCTTACTAATTCTATACCACCAACAACATTACCAATAGAACTCATTGTTTCATTAAATGGGTTTCTTACCATTGGCACAGTTTTAGAATTATAACCACCTGCTGCTGTTCCAACTTGACCTAAGAATTGATTTAGGTTTCTTGATGGTGCAGATTGTAAGAAGTTAAATCTGTCCATGTTTGCTGCAATTTGTCTTTGTGCTTGATCTTGACGCATTGCACCTACTTTAGCTAAATCTGCATAATCTTGTAAATTAGCTCTTGCTAATGATGGAGCTGTACCAATCATAGCATTTTGTCTTGCTCTTTCATTTTCAAAATTTTGCATACGTGGTGTTGCAAGTGAACGAGTTAATACATCTTGATTAGCACCAGAACCTAGACGGCCTGCACGACTAAATGTACTTTGTATGTCTTGTGTAATTGGGTCTATTACAGCTTGTTGAAAAAAAGGATTATTGCCTGATAAAAAATCACCACGCAATGTATTTAATGAAAGGTCTTGTGCCTCTCTTGTTAATGGACTACCAGATAATGCTCTATTAGTTTGCAATGTCATAGCCATTTGTTGTTCTGGACTAAAACCTGCTAATGTATTGTCTGGAAAATAATTAAAACCACCACCAGTATTGTATAATCTTTGTGCTTCATTCGCACCATACGCTAAGAATGGTGCTGCATAAGCAGGGGGATTTACAGTTGTAGTTTGTGGTACTACTTCGTCCTGTCCTATACTCATTATATACTCCTCATTGATATTGTACCTATTTCTTTATAATCTTCAAATTTTGACCACCCTCTGCGACCAATTATTTGTGCATTTTTACAACCAATAGACTTAGCCCATTCACAAATAGGTTGTTCCATTTCTTTTAATTCTTCTAAATCCCCACCTGCTAACCAAAATCGTATAGATTTAAAGTTAGGGTATGTTACTATCTCTGTAACACAAGCACTTTTTTGACCTGTCCATAATTGAGCATCACCTCGTGCTATTGCATAGAATACATCTTTTTCACTATGAGAATCAATACCTCTTTTTAATGCGTCTAAAATATACTTTCGTGACTTTAGCCACGATTGTTTATCCAATGATGATGTATTCATATTGTCTTGATGTTCCACTATTATTATGCGTAATCGTAAAAGAGCCGTTTGTTCGAGCTGATATAAATAATGCTGTAAGTTCTGCGGCTGCATTTGCAGACTTAGGCATAAAAGTTATAACGCTATTTTCCCCTGCACGAACATCATTTACTGTTGTTGTAGTAGATGAGGTTTGCAGTGTAACACTACCAGTAGAGTTTATTCCTCCGTCTAATATACGATTAACAACTTCAGCAACTTGTCTAGGGTTGCCACCTTGATGAGCTAATCGTTTATACTGGTTGTCAGCCATTATCTTTTACCTGTTGTTTTTGCCTCTATTTCAACACCTTGTATATACTTCCAAGTGCCTGATACATTTAATCTTATTTTATGATACCTACCTTGTTTCGATCTAACATTGCAATATCCATCAGAATTTAATGAACTTGCTGTACCAAAACTATCTTCATCAACTTGTCTAAATCGTGATGATACTTGTGCGGTAATGCTAGGTGTTGTGCCACCTACTATTTCTACGTAAGGTATAACATTTGTTATTACACTTGCTCGACCATTAGATGTATCTAAATCAGCAGTTTCTATTAGTGCTTGTTTATTTATACCACTAAAAGTGTGTAACTTTTTATCTTTTGCACCACCAAATATAAATTGACCGCCTATATATATTGATGAGTCAAGTGATGCAGGTAAACCATCAAGTGATGTGCTAATAGCGTCTAATTCTTCTAGTGTATAATTAATAGTCATAAATGGTGATATAAGCTCACAATCTAACTCTGCATACGACCATCTTTGTAACGCATAATTATATATTAATAATCTGTCAGGGTTATCATCATTAGAACTACCTGATGTATATGACCACACAACTATTTGTTCTGTAGGGTCAACAGCAGTAGATATTCTGCCCTTGTTTCTTATGGTAAAATCATCAAAGAAAAAACGATTTACTTTTTCTGCACCTATAGGTGTACTTCTTTGTCCGTCAAATTGATAAAAACCATCATCTGATAAATAAAACACAGTTTCACCAACATTTGCTACTGAATTAGGATAGTTACAACCAAACCCTGTTTGCACTTTATCAAACTGAAATATAAGAGGTGTACCAACATACGAACCACGCACAATACCTTTTTCGCAAAGTATAGTTGCCGATTCACCACCAACAATACCTGTTATATCACCCATATCAAATATATCTTGTATATCAGATTGGTCTGTGCCTATTGTCCAACCAGTATGTGACGCTAGAGAAGAAAAATAAACACGATTAGGATATGCTGTACCGCCATATTTTACATTGCCAGTAAATACAAAGTCACCAACAACTGCAATGTGTTTAGCAGCAGGGCTACCAGATATGTCAGCAAAAGCAGAACTTGTACCATTGTCATATACTTGCAATATATTGTTATGTCCTGATGCACCAATAACAAAACCACTAAAATCTATAAACTTCCATATATCTTCATCACCTAATGATGTGTAATTACCTGCTTTTGATATGTTTGTTAAATTAGAGTTTGATTTAGTAAACTCATAAAGTTTTGTAACATCACCTGCAAATATTTTAGGGTCACCACTATCGTCTTTAGCAGCAAAGATACCTCTTAATCTATTATCGGCAGCATTACTATATTGTGATAAATCTTGTAAACCACGATAACCTCGTGCAGCAGGAATAACATTTTTTGCAGTTGTCACTCCGCTAGTGTTATCAGGCTGGTCAGGCAACCATTCGCCAAAAGGTGTATTCATTGCCATTGTTTATTCTCCATATACGCTTCGCATCTCTAAACCAACACCATAACTACCTTTTTCATCATCTACTCTAATTTGTTGTAATATTGTTTGTATTAATGCTTCGTACTGTGTTGCTCTTTGTTCATCTAACAAAAACGTGTAAGCGTGAAATAAGCTCGTATAGAGGTATAAATCAGGGTAGCGTGTCAATATAGTATTTGAAGTGTTACTGTCGCTGAGAGAGCTTACAGAGCCTTTATAGGTTAATTCTATATTGTATGTAGAGTCAGGTATTGGTGCTAAGAATAAATTTTCACCAATAACGCTATAAACTTTAGGACAACCAGTAGCTGCGGTTGCATATTCTTTTTTTACTTGTAAGGGTGATAAAAACCTTAATGTAACTCTTGGATTATTCATAATTTTTACATTACGAATAGTACGCATATCGCTTGGCAAAGATACATAAGCATTGTCTGCTGTAGTTGTTAATGTTGTTCGTGTATCTTGCGATCTTGTTTCTAATTCACGAGATATACGGCTTTCAGCTAAATCAATAAAAGTATCTATTTCATTTGTTAAATCATCTCTTGCTAAAAAATCAGCAATAGCTGTTTTAAGTTCTGAATAATTTGTAATTGCCATTATACGTTACCACCACCTGTTCTAAAATATTTATTATCAGGGTCATTAAGCCATCTAGCCCATGCCTTTTTGTTATGTTTTGGTTCTCCAAGTTTTTGTTTTAATTCAAAATATAAGTTTGCAGGTATTTCTGCAATTTGCCTCATGTGTTTTTGTGTGCCTACTAAATCGTATGGCTTGTAATCAATATCTAAATTTTTTGCTTTTTGTATAATATGTTTTGTTTCTTGTTCTACTGAAACATGATGTTGACCATTATTGCCACCATGAAAATATGTTGTTTTCTTTTGGTATGGGTCATATCCAATAATTTTTTTTGTCATTATCTACTCTTGTTTTTGAGGGCTGCCCTCAAAGACAGCCCTCTTTAGTTAGACTAAGATGTACTTAAATCTGTAACCATTGCGTGTGCTTTTGGTGCAGTTGGAATAAATGTCCATTCTGAAACAATAGCAAACTTAGTAGCGTCACCAGTAGGTGCTACATCTGATACAGAGAATAATCTATTAGGTAATGAACCAACTGAATAATGGTCACTATCTAATAAGAAAATTGTATCATTTAGCATTTGTCTGTCTATTGTGACATTTAACTCACCAAAGTCAGTTAGATACATTGACACACTTCCAATAATAGCAATATCTCTTGGTGCTGTATATTGTAATTGTGCAGTTGCAACTGAACCACTTGATAAGTCACTAAACGCAACTTTGTTAGCAGGTGAAACAACTAACATATCAGGTTGTCCACCATCATCATACGCAAGTTTCATTGCAGCATCTATTTTAGCTAAAGTAAGTGCAGCGTTAGTACCAGCTTTGTCAGAAACATCACTACCATCACCTGTTGGTGTTGTAGATGGTGATACGAGGTTTACATTAGTTATATAAGAACTAATTTTACCTGCTTTTCTTGGGTCTGATGCTGAACGGGCCTCATTTTTACATAATGCTTTTTCAATATCTCTGCGTTGTTCTAGTCCTTTAAGAACCTTAACATAAGCTGTTTCTTTATCTCTACCAGCTTTATCTACTACATCTAGTGTACCAGATACTGATGCTGCTTGTACTGAGATTTGATGATAATTACCAAGTCTGGTAGTTACAGTTGGATTAACATAAGAATAGTCTGCTCCTTCTGCAACATAGTTATCATCAGCTGCTGCTGTAAGTTCTTGAACTTGCCATTCGTAAAATACGCCTGATGTTGTTACTTTTTTACCATTAGAAAATATAGGTGTTTCTGCTGGGTCAATACGAGTAATTACATCTGACAAATCTTCTCTTTCACCAATGGCGTTTGCGGTTTTATATACTGCCATAATTAACTCCTTTTAGGCTATGTGGATTTTTGTAAAAGATAATCAACAGCCGAATCCATGCTACCTGTTGATTTTAGTTTTTTAAAGGCTTTATCAACCTTAGTTTTATTCAAGGAGTTTTTACTAACAAGTTTTTTACCAGATTTTGTCATCTTTGGTGCTTTTTTAACTTTTTTCTTAACAAGAGGTTTCTCGTTTTGAAGCTGGTCAAATAAGTACGCTTTTCGCATTGTAACAATAGCTCTATGGTCTGAAGCCTGATTTAACTCTTGGTCAGTAAATCCTGCTCTTTTTGCCCATGTTACCATATTAGCTTTTTCAGCTTCAGCTTTTTTTGCATCTTTCCATTCAGGAATTGCTTTTACTAACTTTTCTTGCTCTTGAGCCAAGTGTTTTTGAAACTGTACTTGTTGTTCTTGAGCTTGTTGCTGGGCTAATTGCTGCTGTGCAGCATTAACTTGTGCTAATTGATCTTTTTTGTCACGCCAATCATCACGTTGCTTTACATAATCTAATGGGTCATCTTGATAAAGCTGATCCCAATATTCTTTTGTAGGCTCGTTTGATGTTTGTGATGTCAACTGTTGGTTTAACTGTTGTAATCCTTGTTGCAGAGCTTGACGCTCCTGTAAAAGTTCTGCTTGTAACTGTTCAACTTGTTTTCTTTGACTAGCTACCTCAGTTGTCTTTTTTGTATAATCAGATTGTCTTGAATATCCTGCAGCTAGTTCATCAAGGGTAACATCTTTTTCTTCACCATTAATTTTTACAGTAAAGTATTCTTGTTCCTCGTATTCCTCAGCTTCTTCTTCAGATACTTCTTCTTCATCTAATTCTTCCGATACATCTTCCTCAACAGCTTCAAGTGCCTCATCAGGTTCTTCACTTGTTGGTTCTTCTGTATCTGTAACATCAGGGGTTTCTTCAACCTCTGACTCTGGTTGTGCCTCTTGATTCGGTTGTGGATTATCTTCTGATTCCTGCCTGTCAAGAAGTAGGCTTGTGGCTTCCGCCATGTTGATAGGTTCGTTCCCTGAAGGGTTGTCGTCTGTCATGTTTTTCTCCTGTTTGACTGCTCACGCTTGGTCTTATTTGGTTAATTGGTCATTGGCTAATTTGCCAGTCATGACCACACTTTCTATGTGTTGCTTAACAGTTTGTAAGTTTTGCAACATCATAAAAATTTTTTCTCGAGCTTCGTTTTGATCTACGGAAGAATTTGCCCATGCGTCATGGTATTGTTTCTCAAGAAAATCAAAAGTCTCGATAAGAATTTCGTTTCGTAATAGAGCTTGTGCTTTTTCACCTCTATCTAAATTTTGTCTTAATTTACCTTCGTTTTCCATTTTTTCCCCTTTTTAATTATCCATACAGTATTTCATTAAGCTGTTCTTCTGTATAACCTTTTTCTAATAAACTTGTTTTTTCTGCATCTGTTAAGAATAAATTTTCATTAGTTGTATTAGGTATTAACAAACTACCTAACAAAATAGCTGTTTCAGTATTTGCTTGTTGTGATGTAGATGTAAGCATATTTGCTGCATTTTCATCTAAGCCCATTGACAAATATTGATTTTTTGCATCATTTTCAGAAAGTGCAGGTACTCTAAAATCTTTCATGTTAATAGTATCTTCATCATTAGCTAATGCTTTTAATGATAATAGATTTGTTCCTCTAATAACATTACTTACAAGAGCAGAACCATCATTACCATCTCTGCCTGTATAATAAAATTTAGTAATATCATCATTACTATTAATAATATCGCCAGTTTCAGGGTTATAATCTAATCTATTTGTATTTGTTTGTTCTTCGTTAGTATCTCCAAAAGTTAAACTTAATGGATTACCTCTGCCAAAACCTACTAAATGGTCACCCTCAACATTTAAACCATATCCTTCTGCAATAGTATTAACTGCTGTACCAACCCCTTGTGATATTGCTGATGCTGTATCAACATGACCTTGTTTAAATTTATCACCTGCCATGCCAAACTCAGTATTATTTGATGAATTGTAATCAAAAGCACCCCAAGCAGCTTTACTACTTGGGTCAGGTGCTAATTGTTGTGCTATAGTTAAAATTGTTCCAATTATTGCTGTTGCAGGATTAGTAGCAAAACCTAAAGCACCACTTCCAGCTACTGCAGGTGTTGTTGCTGTTGCTGGTACAAAGGCTGTTCCACCTAAAAGACCTGAACCAGAGATACCTGCGGCAGTGTTAAACACATTAGAAAGATTGCCATCTTCTATTGCATCTAAACCTGATAAAATACCACCACCTAAAGATAATGCCTCTGCACCTGTAAGACTTGTAGCCTTATTTAATGCTGAACCAGCCTTGCCTAAACCTTCATTAAGAGGATTATTCATAAAATCGCTAATTCCACTACTTATTCTATCAAATAATCCTCTTGGGTCATCTACTATTTGGACACCTGTATTGGTTAAATTTCCATCAGCATCTATTGATAAAGTGCCTACTTCTTTTGTCCAAACAAGATTATTATTACCATCTAAAATTTGTGTAAAATATTCACCTGTTGCTTCATCAAAATATGAACCAAAAGAACTTGCACCTGAACTGCTAATACCTGTAGGAGATAATCCTGATAATTTACCATCTAATGCAACTAGAGTACCATCTAAATTTACAGCATTTGATGAACCTATTACACTATCAAGAACACCAAATTGAGAATTTGCCAGTGAAGTATTAGATAAAGAATTTGTTAGTGAACTACCAACACCTGTCTGTGCTTTAGTAATTAAATTATTTGCAGTTGTAGAACTGCCTTTTATTTGAGTTAAACCACTTACAAGAGCTGGTCCAAAAGCAACGCTTGTATTATTTATTGTATCTATTAAAGAAGCAGCATCAGTTAATGATATATCGTTTGAGTCAATTAATGATTGAATAATATTATTTGCATCATCTTGTGTTATATATCCTGAACCATCAACAGTTGTCGTTGTATTATCTTTTGTATCAAGGTTTGTGTTTCCATCAGCATTATCACCACTACTTCCAGAATTTATTGTATTTATAACAGTATTACTACCTGTACCATTAATAGTTGAACCACCACCTCCAACTGTAATGTCATCTTTAATTATAGTATTATCATTAGTAGAACCATCAATATCATCATCATTAGAGCCTCCAAGTAATGTAGTGCTACCTGTATTATCTACACCACCAACTGTAGTGCCATCTTTAATGTCAAGTTCTGTATTATCAACACTATTGCCATTATCAGTTCCAGAACTTATGATAGTTGTTGCTGTTCCTTCACCACCTGAACCATTACTTCCATCACCATTATCACCATTATCATCATCATCATTATCATCATCATCATCATCACCACCACCAAGTAAACTTGTTGCACCTGCACCAACTAAACCAGCAGTACCTAAACCTGTTAAATCAATGCCATCACTACCTGTACCATCACCCTGATTAACAAAAGACTCCCAAAAAGCAGGGTCATAAGGTAATGGTTGATAAACATTCATATTAAATGTGTCAGGACTTACTGCAAAACTTCGCTGAAAGTCACTTTCAAGTGTTGGGTATTGGTCAATCATATTTAACAAAGATTGTGGTCTTTGTTGCATAACATCTAAATCTGACAATGTATTTAATACAGGTGTATTTTGTAATAAACCTTGTTGTGGCACAAAGTAGTTAGGATCATTTAAAACAGGTTGAAAATCACTCATAAACCCTGAGTAATCTACTTGCTGTGTTAATGGTTGTGCAGCATTTAAACCAGCAAGTATTTCTAATGTTTGGTCATCTAAATTTGACATTACTCAACTCTCGGTAAATTAGTAGATGGCTTACCGCCAACTTGTTGTTCAAAACCTCTTAACTGTGCTTCATAACGTAGTTCTTCTTGACGTATTTGCATTTTCATTTGCAGTTCTTCACGTTTTAACGCAAGTTCTGCATCTTGTTTAGCTTTTTGTAACTCTAATTCAGCTTGAAATTTTTGTTGTTCAAACTGCATCTTCATCTCAGCTTCACTAGGAGGCGGAGGTTGTTGTGGTTGTGGTGGTGTATCTTCTGGATTTTTAAAGAATCTTGAAGCATCTTTAAAACCTGCCATATTTGCTAGTTCGGCAAGTGTGTTCCTATATTGTTGTAAACTTACCAACGGATTATCTACACCTGTTTGCAATAATATTTGTTCTTGTTTCTGTGCCATTTGTGCAAGAAACGCCATTTTTTCGTTGGTTTGACCAGAGCCTAGCCCTACATTAACAGATAAATCATACTCATGTTTCCAATTAGAAGGGTCTATTGGTACAAATTTATTGTTAAGACGTATCATTTGTTCTTTTTTGCCATGATGTAAGCATAATGTAAGCACAAGTCTAAATAGTTGTTTTACGCCTGTTTCTGCAAACACTCTTGCAATCATTTCAACTTTACCTTGGGCAGCACTCATTTGTGCAGCAACTGCGGTAGCTGTTGTACTTTGTAGTGCATCTGCATCAAGGCCCATAGAGGCTTTTGATAAACCAGTGCGTTGTTCTTTTATTTCGTCTAAATACTGTAATAAACTAAAAGCATTTTGACCAACCATAGGGGGCTGTAATACTTGCACTGCATTTGCTTGACGCATACGAACAATACCACCAGCTCTTGAGTTTAATAAATCGTCAAGATTTACTTGACCTTCTACAGCAGCTACACGAGCATTATTTGTTAGATATATATTATCTAATAACTGACGCAGGACAGTAGATTTAATTAGTTGTAAATCCATAATAAGCTCTGCAATACTTCTACCGATTAATCTATGTGGCATTAGTATTGGTGATAAACAAGCAAAAGGTATGTGGTCAAATGTATCGTTTTCTACAATCTCAAAACCTTGTCCTAATGTAACAACTCTGCGTAATTCAGCAATACCATCATCATCATAATCAGCTTTTATATAGGCTTCGACAACTAAAACATCTCGCATAGACATATCACTTGAGTCTGTTTCACCAGTTGTTTCTACATCTTGAAAACGATTTTGCACTTCAGATGTTGTATCTAATTCTGTATATCCTGCATATTTTTCAACAAGTTCTCTATCATAACCCATCTGTATAAGGTCACTTACTTTCATTGTTGTTCTATGTGCAACAAAGTCAGCATCTTCTAGTGATGACGACCTTTTTGATACTAAAAATTCTTCTGGCGGAATGTTATCAACTTTAATCATACCACCATAAGACATGCGTTTTATAACAACATCATGCTTTACAGAATAATCTGAAAAAGGCATACCCATTTCATCAACGCCTTCTTCTCCGCTTTCTTCTGTATTTTGTGATACTATCTCTACAGCAGGGTCTTGTAACAATAATGTTAGCTCGTCATCAGATAAACCAGTATATTCTTCTTCTGTCATATCTTCTGTTTCGTCATAATACACTTTTACAACGCCTAATTTTTGTAACAAAGCATCTTTAAAAAAGTTATGTAAAACAACAAAACCATTATTTTGACAGTTTAGAACGTAATTTGCGTATGATGTTGCTTGTTTAGCACCTTCAACATCTTCAGGTTGACGTGGCATAAACTTAACAAATTCATCTGTTTGCGTAAACATACGCATAAGGCTAGGCATGATGAACTCAATAGTGTCGGCAACTTCTGTTGTAACAACTTGAGAGCGACCTTCTTGCTCGTTACCATATTCTTCTCCCATGTAATAATCCATGAGAGTAACACGATCTGTACTGTATTCTGAGTCATAATACCCTAATGCGTTTTCTATTTCATTACGCAATAAGGCATTAAATTGTAAATCGTCCATTACTTACCTTTTTTAGTAGTTTTCTTTTTTTCGGTAGTTTTTTGTGTTTTTTTAGCTGTTTTCTTAGCTGTTTTTTCCATCTCTAATATTTGACTTTTTTGCATAATATTACCCTATAATTATAATTAATAAAAGAATTGCAATAATACCGCCTGATACAGCATCAATATAATCCCACGAATGATTTTTTACATAATCAATTATTTCTTCAATTTTATCCATATTTTCCTCCTAATTTATGTCTATGTTGTCTGGTGTTATATTTACATTTGAAAGTTTGTTTATAAAATCTTCTGCTGTGCCGCCAGTTTTAAAAAAACAATAAGCAGCAGAAGCTAATGTAATATGGCAAATTGTTTCCCAATCAATACCAGCTTCATTAATAGATTGTAAATTTTCAACCATACTTACAAAAATAGCATGAGTTACAGGGTTTTCAGCGGCATATTCTTTTTCTTCTGAAAACATAATCTCTAATTGGTCTAAGTAATCCATGAGCTGTCCTTATAATCTATTGGTTGATTCCAATGCCTATTACCTCCACGAGCAGAAGCTGTAAATGCTTGTTGTGCAAAAGTAAGGCAAAAAGCATCAGCTAAGTCACAACTACGACCACCTAGTCTTTTTTTAAACTCATCTTTAGCTTCTACTTTTATTTTACCATTTGATGTAAATTTAAAACGAGGAGCTATAAGTTCTTCTATTAATTTATCATCTTGCATAATACGTACATCACGCCCCTCAAACCACTCTCTTGCTCTAAACCACAACTCATCTCGCAATCGCATATATTTGTTTTTAAGAGCAGGACTTTCAGAAACTTGTATGGGTCTGGCAGGTAAATCTAATTCGGTAAGCCTTGACGCTACTCCAGAACCTATACCTATACTATCTACCATAATATCTGTTGGTTTATCTTTATAATTACACATTTCGTACTCGTTCATAACAATACCTACTGTTTCCATTAGGTCTTTACCTTGCCATGTACGTACAGGCTCTATTAACTCAGCACCACGTCTTTTACACAATGCTGTTCTATCAGAGCCAAAATTAGCAACATCTAAGCCCCAAACAACAGGTTCATAAGGGTCAACGCCAATATCTCTATCTATAGAACTTTCTACCATATAAAGCGGTATAACAGTGTCATCTTCTGCTTTTGGAAACTCACCAAGTACCCTAACTCTATATACGTTTGAGTCAGTGCCATATTTTAAATTCATATCTTCAATAAATTCTTTTGATACCTGTGATGAGTCAGCACAACTAACAGTCATTTTTGTCCAACGATCTCGCATTGCATGAAACGCATTAAAAAAATAACCTGATGTACGAGTAGGATTACCAGTCATAACAACTTTAGCATCTGGTGTTGATAATGAGCCTTCACCTACCTCAAATATCTTGTCATCTACCCCTGATGCCTCATCAATAATAAATAAAAGGTTTTCAGAATGGAAACCTTGTAAGGCCTCTGGGTTTTCTCTACGAGATACACGAGCTACAGCATACGAGTCTGTTGAACCTGCTATATTTATTTTATCAGACTTTACGTCCATTTGTGAATAAAAGCTCTCAGGCAAACGTCTTGCCCATTTTTGTGCTTCAGCCCACAAAACATCTGATAATTGATGAGCAGTATTGGCTGTGCAGACAACCTTACAAGGGTGTCGTGTAAATACCCACCATAATATTAACCATGATAAAACTGCTGTTTTACCTACTCCATGTCCTGATTTAACGGCACATCTTGGGTTTTCCATAACATTTTGTAGAAATTTTTTTTGCCATTTCTCAGGTTTTACCTGTAGCATAGTTTCAACAAACATAACTGGGTCTAAAGCTAATTCTGCTAATATATCGGATAATTGTTCTTTGCTCATTATATCTCTTTAAAAAAAAGGGTACGAGAAAAAATGGAACAAAACGTACCCTCCCTTTTCAGTAATGAAATAATTTTTTACGAACTATTTATGTATTTGGGGGAGAATAGTTATTACTAACAACATAATTATTTCATATGGTTGCATTGTTCGTGATTTCTCAGCACTTGTCAATATATAGAAAAATTTTTTTTAGCAGCACCATATATGGAATTTTTTTTTGAGAGGGGGGTATACATATATACAGGTAGAGGGGTCGGCAGTAAAAAAGGGGGGGGTTTTTAGTCGCTCTCTATATCCTTAGCATTATTATCTATTGTAACAACGTCAGCTTCCTTTATGGGGGTGCTTTTATAATCTTTTATTCTATTAGCTACGTCATTTAATGCACCAGTAAACGTATCAGAAGCTGTTAATTTTAACGTATCTTCTTTAGGGAATAGGAAAGCTAATTTATTAATATTCAATATATCTTTATCTAATGCTTCAATTATCATATCCTCAAGATTATTATTCTTTCTATTAGCTAACGTATCAAGGCTATGAGTTAACGACCTTCTTAAAATTTCCTCGGCCTTTCTTTTAAATGGATTTATTTGGTTTTTTGAGCCAACTGGACGCCCCCGCTTTTTTTTAACCGCCACATTTTCTATTTTTGGCGTTGCGCTGTCTGGTTCTGCCATGTTTTCACCTTTTAAATATTCATAAGCTATTGATATAATTAATAGTCGATTTATTTATTTAATCAATATAATTATTTTATTGCATAAAAAAAGGGCTAATAAATAGCCCCTTAATTATTATTATATATTTAATTTTCGTTGGTCGCTTTGTTATGCTCCCCATATTTTTAATGCTTCTTTTTTAGCTTCTGAATAATTTTTAAAATCTTTAACTTTTCGTTCTACTGGTTTTTTTCTTTTTCTGCCGAATGAATGTGTGCTAGTAAAAGTTTTTTTATCATAAGACCTTAAAACAGCATCTTTTTGTTTTACTGCTTTAGTTATTGTGGCTACTCTTTTACCACCTTTATTAATGGTTGTTAAACCTGCTTTGCTAGTTATAAACTCAAGACCTTTAAAAATTTGTTTTTTTAGCATTAAGCCTCTCCTTATTTACTCCGTTAGTTAATATATTATCTTTATAAGATAATATTATATATATGTAAAGTATTTTTTTTTCTTTTTTTGATATTTTTTACTTGCAATTACTTTCTTTAAATGATAATAAATATATATAACTAACAAAATAAGGAGGATTAAATGGCTAAAATAAAATTAAATCTCACCCAAAAAGAATTTGAATTATTAGAATTTTGTTACGATTTAAACACACAGGATAGTTATATTATAAATGAGTATATGCCTGATGTTTTAAATAGAAATACAAAACAAATAATTAAAGTAATAAATTCTATTGATAAGAAGATTAAAAAAATAAAAGAAGATTAAAAATGAAAAATATAACTTTAGATGGCGTTTATACGGGATCTGAACAAGGTGATTGTTGGAACAGATTGTGTGGATTTCATCATTCTTGGAAATGCAGTAATTGTGGTAATCAAAATGAAGAGATGATTAAAGCAACCAATAATTTAAATGACACCGAAATTGAAAACATGGAAGGTGTTAACATCATGGAAGATAATTATGGTCAAGTTGTCCTTACTTTAGATAAAGGTATTTATTGTATGTATTGTTCATCAGGTTGGGATATTAAAAATATTAAACTTAATTTTCCTAATACCAATGCTCGTAACTCTTGCCTTAAAAATAAAGAAGATGATATGAGATTTATGCTTGAAACTATGTATGATTATTAAAAGAGGATTAAATGACCAGACAAGATTACCAATATTTATTTATCGTACTATTTTCAATTTATTTATATTTTCAATTTATAGGAGTGTAAAAAATGACTAAATTACAGATTGTAGAATTGGTATTTCTATTAACAAGCCTATTTATACTTGTCTATGTTATATAGATACCCTTTTAAAACGATTTTAAAGCCTATACAGACATATTTTATAGGCTTTGGATATAGTGAGTTAGAATTATAAAAAATGGAGCAGAATAATGGATATTGTCTTAAATAAAAATTATTGGGATTGTGAATGTTTAACAGATTATATTCACAGTAAGAAAGAATTAAAATGCAATAAGTGTAATTCTTTAGCAGATGAACAGCCTGATAGCCGTCAAAATGAAATTAATGGAGAATAAAAAAATGGAATTTAAAATAAAAATGACTATTACTTATGAAAAGATTATTACAGCTGATAATTACCAAGAGGCATGTAATTTAATTGAAGAAAGTTTTATCAATAATATTGATGGCATTGTTGATTATGACGTAAAATTTAATGGTGGTTTAAAAGAATATCAAAGTTAATTTATCGTATAAATCCGTAATGATAGGCTAATATATCTAATATTTCTTTAAATTTTTCAAAAGGCTCTTTTTTATTTTTTAATCGTAAAGTTTTTTTATTAGCATCTTTTAATGGCATATCGTCTAGTACAGCATATTCAAAAAATTTAACTAATTTATATGGAATATTTATCCTTGCTGTTTCATATTTTTTTTTATTTGTTAAAATAATATCATTTATAACTATGTTTGCACCAGTTCTAGATCGCTCTTGATATGCACTGGATATAATTGATGGGTGTGAATGACCTAATACATAATTCTGAACATAATTTTTACCTGCTGAGTATTGTTCGCTGGATATATTTTTCCTATAAAAATATCGTTCTAATAAATCAGAATGAACATTTCTTAATACAAATACACCTGCTTTGGCTGTTTCCTGATATTGATAATTATTTTTTTTTAACGTCTCTTTCGTTGGTATAATATCGCTCATCAATTACTCTCAAATTTTAAACCAGTTATGTTTTTTATTTGATTAAATATATAATCTTTTCTACCTAAGCCAAATATTTTTTTACCATTGTTAGAGGCAATATAAAACAAAGTATGGATTATTTCTTTTTGCTCTGTTTCTGATGGTAAATATTTTTTTAATAAATTAATCTCTTTATCAGTTATTTTTATATGACTATTAACACCTTTAAATGTTAAACTTTTTAAACAATTTGGATTAGTTTTTAATGTTTGATTATAGGCTAGCTGCATAGATTTAAATGTGAATATGCCATTTGGCATATATTGGCCTTCGTAATTATTTATAAAGAAACGAAAATAATCGTTGCAATAATCGACTAATTCTTTTTCGGTTGGATTTTGCAGTGTAATTGGTAAGTTTTTTATTATGCAATCAATAGAAAATTCGACATAGGATTTTTTATCGTCAATTTTCCACGTACGTTTACCATAATTATCAATTACTCTATCTAAAAAACATTCTTCAATTATTAATCTTTTTGTCTCAGCAGTAGTAGCCTTTGGTAAATTATCAAATAATTCTTTTGTGTCTTTTATTCCTTGTTCTAAAATATCTTTCTTTCTTTTTTTTTGTTTCATTTTTTTTCCTTAGTGTTTTATTTATATTAAATTAAATTAAGTTAATATTAAATTACAGAGACTACATAGTCAGACCAAAAAAATCGCCATAGTTAAGAATGATTATTAACTAGCTATTTAAATTTATCGTCATATTTGTTAATAAATGATTGTTTTCTCTGCATTTTCTTCTTTTCGTTCCATGTGTCTCTTGTCTGCTTTTTTCGCAATCCTTTTTCATAAAATTGTAAAATAAATTCACTTTTTATGTAAAATTTATCGTTTTTTTGTTCAAAACTTACATAAAAATTGTAATTTTCTGATGTTTTTTGTAAATTTTTTACGTTAATTTTTAGTTTTTTCTTAGCAAGATTGACCTCAATAGGTTCGCAATTTCTACGCCATAGCTCTAAAAATAATATATAAAGATCTTTTGCTACAACAACACCAACGTCATGCTGTATGTTCACCATCTCAGCAGTTGGTACGTTATAAAATGGTAATTCTTTGTTTTTATCCATTATAAAGCATCTTCAATCCAGTGAAATTTATTAATTGGTATCTGTACTACTGTTCCAATATCCCTTTTATCATTTCGATAATTTATAGGTTGATACCATAATGTCTTTTCATCTTTGTAGTCAACATCTTTAAAATCAATCCAACCTATTTTGTTATCACCTTTCCATTTAACAAGAAAAATGACAGGTTTACCAAAATTTTTTCTTCGTCTTATGCAAGTTTCTGCTTTGTTTAAGCTGCAAATGATAGTTGGGTAATCAGTAGATTTTGCATTTCTTACTCTAATTTCTACCCAACCTAGTAAAACACCATTCCTCCACATACTGTAGTCTATAATATTGGCCATAGACTCCTTTTTACTTGCACAATTCCATTTTAAGTTAGCTATTTGTATGAGACGTTCTTCGTTTTCTAAATCTTCTTTATCTTCGTAGATACGTCCATTCATACTATTGCCTCATAAATGGGTAAAAATCATTTGGCTCTAGATCTAATAATTTACAAATTTTTTCCATTTTGTCTTGTCTGGGTATTTGTTTACCTGCAATAATTCTATAAATATTATTGATATGTTTTTCACCTATTGCTTCAGCTAAGGTCTTTGGTGTCATTTCTTTTTTTTCTAATTTTTCAGAAATAATATTCATTAATTAACCCCTAAAAATAAAACTGCTGCAATTAATAAAACGGCAAGAATAATGCCAAATATATTATTTTTTGGTGCAGGTTTTTCACCATAGGCTTCATTATATGGAGTAGATTTATCGTCAGGAACAAATCTACCTTTATTATCCTTTGCTCTGGTTCTTTTCTTGCTAACCTTTTTTGTTTGTGTTTTTTTCATTTTTTCCTCATTAATAATTTCTTTTTAAGATAATTCTGTTCTTAAAAAATGTCAAACAATATCATTAGGGGATAACTTTATCCCCCTCTAAATATCTTGCTTTAGGTTTTAAAATCATTAAAAATCACGTCATGTTAAAAGAAACCTTGAGAGCATATACAATAGTGGGCTTGGCAATATTTGGTGTCATAGGATTAGCCTTTGCTGAAGATCAGAACATAACAAATCAAACAACGACCCAATCTACAGTAAACTCAACAAACACTAATTATAATCAAAATACAAACGTTTCAAACAACACTAACACAAACAACACGACCATAAATCAAACGTCAACGAATACATCAACATCAACGAATACAAATAATAACACATCTGTTAGCACTAATACCAATAACAACACGTCAGTCAGCACTGTTACATCAAATATAGACCAGTCTGTTAATTCAATAGTTAATCAAACAAATACCTCGGTCAATACTAATAATAATAATAGCGTTAGCAATTCTGTATCTAGTGTTGAAACAAAAAACGAAAATATTAATTCTTCAGTCAACGAAAATAAAAATTTTAACCAAAACAACAGCAACAGCAATTCTCGTCAGGTAGTTACACAACGTATTAAAGGACAAGTTAGTTCAGCAATTGCACCATCAATAAATTCATATAGCCAGTTAGTGTGCGTTTCAGGTAGTTCTGCAAGTATTCAAACAAATTTATTTGGTGTAGCAAGAGGTTCAAGTGTTGTTGATGAAAATTGTCAAAGAGTATTATTAAGTCGTGAATTGGCTGCCAATGGTTTACAAGTTGCATCAGTATCATTGCTCTGTCAGGATAAAAGAGTTTTTCTAGCAATGGAACAAGCTGGCAGCTACTGCCCATATAAAGGTTTAATTGGTGAAGAAGCTCGTATTGGTTGGGAACAAAATCCACAGGACAGACCTGATTGGGAAGATATAAAAAAAGAATACAAAAATTTAGATGTAAAAGCATATAAGAAAAAAGATTTTTGTCGTAAATATAAAAGTCATAAGTTGTGTTTAGATTAATATTTTTATTACTATTTAGTTATTCAGTTAATGCTTCTGACCCTACTTTTACTGTTGGCACAGATACTATTATTGATATATCACAAACTGGTACAGCTCTTAATCTTGGTGATGATGTTGTTTCATCTTCCCAAAATTTAGGTTTTGATTTTACATATTATGGCAACACATATAATCAAGCTAGAGTTGCAATGAATGGTTTTGTAACATTTAATCAAAATTTTAATATTACTGGTAGAAGAAATTACTTATCAGAAGTTATACCTGCTTCTGGGTACGACAACACTATATTTCCGTTATGGTCTGATTTTATTGATAAAAATAATAATAATGGTTCGCCCTACGTTCAGACATTTGGTAGCTCTGGCTCAAAATATTGGGTTGCAGGTTGGTATAATGTTAATGAATATAGAAACAATAATTTAAGTTCTTTTGAAGCTATACTATATGAAAGTACAAACATAATAGAATTTCGTTATAAAAAAATTAATGTTGCAAATCACGATATTACTATAGGTTTACAAGGTAGTAACGAAGCTATAACTTTTTTACGATACGAAGATAACAATACAAAAACTTATAATAGAACAGATGAATGGTCTTTATCCACAGATATTGATGAGTCTTACTCTAACTTATCCACAGAATGTTTAACAAATTCTAATTTTAGTGCCTTATGTGATGTATATAACTTAGGTTCTGATAGTGAAGAAGATGATATATTAGATTTTATAGATAATTTATTAGGCAATGATACAGAGGATTATGGGTATTCTGCCTTTGACGACATTGATGATGATATATATTTAGGCTTTGACACAATAAACTATGAAACAGGTGAAGGCTTAGAAACAGATATTTATATTATTGATATAGATGAAGATTATATATCATTTGACATAGAAGAAGAATTAGAAATTGAAAACAATATTTTTATTGAAACTGATTATGTTGATGTCATTGACATCATTGGTGATGAAACTGAAACGCCATTAGATATACTTGATTTACCAACATTAGATTTATTACCAGACATATATCCAGAAGATAATTATATTGAGATCGCAGAAGTTTTAGAGTTAGAGGAAATGCCTGAAGAAATATATGAAGAATTAGAAGAAGAACTTGAAGAAATGGTTTTAGAAGAAGTGTATGAAGAAGTTATTGAAGAACAATTAGATGAAATAGAAGAAATAAACGAGCCAGAAGAAAGACAAAACAATGTTCGTAGAAATGTTGTATCGACTAATAATTATATAAGTAATTTAACATCTTCTATAATAAGCCAGTCTAATAGTTCATCACAATCACAAAACAACACTGTATCTGGTTCTAGTGATTTTTCGCAATCTGGCATAAGTAATCAAATCGCTGCCGAGCAAACACAAACACAAAATGCTTTGCAGTCTGTCCAAACCATTGAAGTCAATCCTATTGGTAATGACGCAATGGGAGTTGCTATCGTACAAGTTCAGACTGTAACGACTGATAGTATTACCAATGAAATTACATCAATTACAAGTGATGTCATGACATCATCAGAGGCAGATCAAGTTGTTGCTAGTGTAATCCAAAGTAACATGGAAAGTTTGCAAGAAGAAATAGAAGAAAACCAAAACGAAAGTGGTGAGTATGATGTGCAAGGACAATCTAGTTTAATCGCTTTGATGAATTACAAACAAGGTTGGGATAATTATTCTGCAATAAGTATTCCAGACGCAGCCTTTTATGAACCCTATGAAATATATACAAATATTGTTTTAAGTGATAATGTAAATGCACATACATCAATGACAGAGGCCTCATCTATAGCATTAAATAAAATGGTGAGCAGTCAAAACTTAGGTTTATTTGGGAGGTAACATGAAAAATTTAATGGATAATTTACAAAAGTACATTTTGGCGGCAGGTATTATCGCCAGTATTGGTGGTGGTTTCTATACTGTAGCAACAAGTGTTGCAACGATAAATAATCGTTTAGATAATTTAGAAGCTGTTGAAATAACATCTGTTGATGTCTCGCCACTAGAAACAAAGATAGCTATACTTGAAGAAAAGGTATCAAAGTTAGAAAAAGCTAATGATGATAGTCGTAATCCTTTATTAGGTAATTAACACAATTTTGACATAGTTGGGCAACCATAAAAAAACTGTAAAATCTAGCTTTTTTTATTAAACAAAATCAAAAAAATAGTCCTTGTTATTAACAGGGAGGACTTGTTTTTATTAATATTAAAAACGAGTGGAAGAACATATTACTTAATGTTGTAAGTATTATTTGTATAATGTCTTTTCACTACATTAACAATAACAACGTAAATTTTATGTCTATTGATTTGTCTATTAGCTGTGGCACTAGACGTAAAAGAACTAATGAGTCAGAATTTGTTTACGAAGATACAGAATGTCTTAATGAATGAATATTATTGACCTATGTGAATAAATCGGTATAATGGGGAAAAGGAATAAAATGGAACTTAAAGATAAATTAGAACAACATGATATAAAACATTTTTCTGCCTCTCAGTTAAACATACCATTAAATTTATGGTGGTTTAAATATGTTAAACTTACAGCCGAAGAAAGAAAAAAAATAGAGTTTGGTGTTGCTGCTACATCTGGAAATGCAATACATGACGCATTAGATCTATCTTTGCAAAATGTAAATCCTAATACATTTGAATATGACCAAGAAACAATAGATTTAATTTTTGATGAAATAGGTAATCGCATAGACGAGCATGTACCTGTAGATGAAAATGATGAACTAAAAATACAAGGTTGTAAGGAACACTCACCGAAAACAGCACAAAATATGTTAGACGCTACTATTGATGTATTAAAAGAAAGACGTGGAGATGATTATAAAGAAACAAGTCATAAAACATTTTTAGAAGGCAATTTTGAACAACAAATTTTATGGCAACCAAAAGAATTGGTTGTACCTATTATTGGATATGCCGATATGTTAGTTAATAATCCAAAAACGATAATAGAGTACAAAACGCTCCAACCAAGATTGGGTGCTGTAAAAAAAGATGGGAGTAGAGGCTTTTCCGTTGCCTCTATTCCTGTCTCGCCACGTATAACATATTTAGAGCAAATTACTGTGTATTGGGAAGCTATGAACAGAGAATATTATCCTATTATTATTGTTGGTAACAAAAACAAAGCTCAAGTTTTTCACCCTGAAAATTGTCAAGAAATGTCATTTGATAATATGGAGATATATTCTAAATCAATGATAAAAAAAGCAAAAATTAGACAATCATTATTAATGATAGACAATCCTATAAATGTTTTAGATATACCTGATTTTGAAACTGATTTTTACTGGAATATAGGTAAAGAACTAGAGGATAAGGCAAAAGAATTATGGTTAAAGTAATTAAACCAAAAAAATATAACGTGACTATAAACCAAACTATTACAATTCAAAAAAAATTTACAGCATGGAAGCCAGAGCAAGCATTAGAAATGGCAAAGGAAGATTATTGGGATATGCCACCAATGAAAGCAAAACATATTATTTTACACATGCCTATGACAGCAGAAGTTGAGGAAGTGTAATGGCAATTAATGTTAAATCAAAAAGATGGGAAAGAAATTATAATTTAATGGAGACAAAGTTGGCAAAAAGATTAATAGATGGCAGAAAGAACGCTAAAGGTAAAAAATATAGTCATAGACCAAAGAGATATAAAAACTCATGGTATTGCCAAGAAACTAAAAGTTGGTACAGGAAACCAGATGTCAAATAATTTAATTTTAATTAATAAAGATTTTCGTCATTGCGTGATACCAAATGGATTAGTAATAACAGACCCACCTTATAATCAAGGTTATAAATATGACACTTATAATGATAATTTAGAAACTAAAGAATATATAAAATTATTATCAAAAATTCCTACACCTTGTGTCATTATACATTACCCTGAAGAAACAGTTAATATTTTACCTAAAGCTATAAAAACACAATGTAATGAAATCGTAAGTTGGGTCTATAACAGCAACACAGGTAAACAAAGTAGGTTAATAAGTTGGTGGGGTTGTAAACCTGATTTTACTAAAGTTAAACAACCTTATAAAAATTTAGAAGATAAAAGGATAAAAAAATTAATTGCAAAAGGTGAAGAAGGTTCAAAATTATATGATTGGTGGTGCATTGACCAAGTTAAAAATGTTAGTGAAGAAAAAACTAAACACCCATGTCAAATACCTAAAGAAGTTATAGAAAAAATAATATTAACTACAGCTAAAAAAAATGACACAATAATAGATGTTTTTGCTGGTAGTGGAACTACAGGAATTGTTGCAAATAAATTAGGTTATAATTCTTACCTTTATGAAATAGATAAAAATTATTGCAATATAATAAGGGAAAGACAAAAAAATCAAAATATAGAACTTTTTGAGTATAATTATGGACAAGAATAAAAAATTTCACGTTGTTGTTCAACAATTATTAGATAAATATGGTGAATTTTCTTGGGAAAAACATTGGCGTGAAAGAGAAAAAAGAATGGAAGAAGTTTGGGGTGGTAAATGGAAAGCTATTGGAAAAGATGACCACATGAAAACTATGACAAAAATAAAAGATGGAGATAAAGATGAATAAAAATACAGTGTTTGAAACACTAAGTACTATTAATATTAATAAAAAAGATATAGAAAAAAAAGGTCAGTTTAATTATATATCATGGGCTACTGCTTGGGATCATGTAAGTAGAGCTTATCCAGATGTTACTTTTACTAAAAAATTAAGTGATATAGATGGTTTTGTATCAGTTTCTATTACGATAGAAGGTAGAACTCTTACAGAGGAGTTTCCAATTTTAGATTACAAAAACAAACCTGTTGCACAGCCTAATGCCTTTCAAATTAATACTGCTTTCCAACGAGGTCTTGTTAAATGTTTGGGTATGTTTGGTTATGGCTTGTTTATATATAAAGGTGAAGATTTGCCGCCTGACAATGTTTCACATGAAACAATAGAAAAAAAATCTAATTTAGAAATTCTTGCAGATGAAAGTAATAAATTAACAGATGAAAATGACCATTTAGAAGAAATGGAAAAAGAAGGTTATAGATTTGCTATTGATAATTTACATACTTTAAGTGAATTAGAAGATTGGGCAAAAAATAATGCAACAAAGATAAGTAATTCAAATTATGCAGATTATGTAAGAAAAATTTATGCAAGTAAAAGAACTGAATTAAATGAAAGAGTTTAACAACAAAAGGAGAATATTATGAACTCATACAACACTACTGGTAATCTTGCCAACGATCCAGAATTAAAAAAAGTTGGAGAAACAACTGTATTAAATTTTACAGTTGCTTCTAATATTAATAAAGACACAGTTGTTTATAATGATTGTGCTTTATGGGGTAAGTTAGGTGAAAGTCTATCTAGTTTTTTAACCAAAGGTAAACCAGTTACTATATTTGGTGAATTATCTGGTATTAACGCTTATGTTAAAAAAGATGGTAATGCTAACGCTACTATAAAGGTAAAAGTTAATCAACTTAAAATGCACGGAACAAATGAAACGCAAGATGCTGCTCCGTCAAATGTTGAACCAAATGATGATATACCTTTTTAAATGGAAGATGATTTAATTAATAATCCACCTCATTATCAAGGCGATAAGTTAGAGGCCTTAGACTCCATACGAGCCATGCTTGGAGCAAAAGTTTTTATTGCTTATTGTCTTGGTAATGTCAGTAAGTATGTTTGGAGATGTACTAAAAAAGGTAATTTTGAACAAGACTTACAGAAGGCTAAATTTTATATAGATAAAGCTATTGAAGAAAATGATAAAATTAAAAAATAAAGATTGTTTAGATAGAACAATAAAAAAAATATGTGATGATTTTAATGTGTCGTCTATTGATTTAATATCACGCAGAAGGGTAAAAGAACTATCTATAGCTAGATGGTTAATATTTAATTTATTAAAAACAAACTCAATATTAAGTTTAGTTGAGATTGGCAATAAGTATGACAAAGATCATACAAGTGTTATTCATGGCATACGAGAAATACAAATAAGAGAACCAGAATTAATCAGTAAGTATCAATCTGTTTATGAGGATTGTAAGGGGTAATTATTTCCAAGAGTCGCCTGACAACCAAGACACAATAGAGTGTCGAGTGCCTAGTGTAAGAGGACATACTTTGTGCATTAGAAAACTAGGAAAACAGACTATATCGCCTTTATCTCTTGGTATAACAAAATCATCTTCATTATCAACATCAAGTCTTAAATCGCCACCTTGGTAATCTTTTGTATCGCTTAATTGTATAATAGTTGTAATTTTTCTGTTAGGTAACATAGTGTTAAGACTTTGCCAATTTATATCCATGTGATAGTCATATTTGCCGCTAATACCATAAGTCAACATTTGTAAAGGTTCTGCAAAACCTTTTATGTCAAAACCCCAATATTTATTATTAACTGTACAAGCAAATTCACTAACAATACTAGCTACAAATTCAAGATCTTTGTCATCTGCGTCAAAAGCCTTTACGCTAACATTTCTGTAAGATTTATTGTCACCACCTGAAAGACCACCATCTTGTTCAGGTAACTTTTTTGTTAATTTAAAAATTTTATCTATTTCATCATCAGTCAAACACTGTTTTAAGTGACAAACCTGTGGTGTTGTCATTATTAATTAGTTTTTGATTTTTCAGTGGTAATTGTAATCTCTATATCTTGACCTTTTGGAACATCTGCATTTAAAAATATTCTTGAAGAACTACAACCAATTAATATAAATGTTGAAATTAAAATTGCTATAACAACATTTAGACTACCTAATGATAATTTTGTAAATATATTCATTCTTTATTCCTTTATTTTTAAAAGAAATTTTATCATGTGTTTGTTTTTTTTACAAGATAATGTTCAACACTGTTTGATACAGGAACTGTACCTTTTATCATGCCATTTATAGCTATTTTAGAAACGCCACAATTTTGCATAAGTTCTGTTTTTGATGTTCCAGTTTTTACTATTAGTTTGCAAAATACCTTATGATCCATTTCTTTTTAACATACGATTACCAAACCAAAATGCTATAATTGCAGAAAACATACTTTGCGTTTCAATATCCCATGCAGCTACTACACCTTCTAATGGGTCATCACCTTGCTGTATTGCTATATAAACTTGTGTAACTTTAACAAAAGCAAAAACAGAAAATAACAAATACGTTATAACTGGGCGTACTGATGCCTGTAATGCACCTATAAATTTAGAGGAATTGTTTTTAGAAAGTTGCTCAGCATGAGCATAAATAGCTTTTGCTTCGGCTATGTCGGCTTCTGCGTCTAGCTCTTGTATCTTATACTTAGACATTTGTTCGGCATATTTTGCTTTTGCCTCAAGCATAAGTAGGTCTTGTTTAAATTTAGCTTTCTTTTCAAAAAAACCTAAGACGCTTGGCAAAAAAGAAGTGCCAAAACCTAAGAGGCTGCCAAGTAAACTAATCATTAATAGCTCATTCTAGTTCTTTTTTTCTTTTTAGTACCCATCTTTTTTGTTTTCTTTTTTGATGGCCTGCCTTTTTTAGAACCATAAGTTCCTTTTCCCATTGGTGACATATCTTTCTCCTTTATTTTTTAGATTTACGTTTTCTTTTGGCTTTATTTTTTTTGCTGTTTGGAAAACCAGCCTTCATATTTGCATAAGCCTTTGCAGATATAGTTGATTTTTTCTTAGAACGACTTGTTCCAGCTTTTTTTCTTTTATTTATGTTTCTGTATAATGACATTTAGTCCTCCTTATTTGCCAACTTTTTTCATAGCTTCTTTATGTGCTTTTGTAAAAGTATGACCTCTACGCATTAAACTACGCATAAGCGTCATGTGTTTACTTGTATGATGCTTACTATGTCTTTTTAATGTATCTTTTTGTCTTTGTGTAAGTGGTTTTAATGGTTTTGATTTTTTCATGTTTACCTCCTTAACATTTCCATCTACGCCTTGCTTGACGAATACGAGAGTTAGGGTTGTTTCTAGTCTTTGCAGAACTGCGTTTTAACTGCCCTAAAGACCTTGCACAGTAAGATTTTCTTCTTTTAGCTGCTTTGCTACCCTTTTTTACTTTTCCTGTTACAGCACCTTTTAATTTTGATTTTGGATTTGCTTTGCGATAAGCACGAATACCTTTTCGTGTCATACCAGCACCAGATTTAGTTGGTCTATAATTACCGCCTTTGCCTGTTGTCCTTCTTATATTTTTTTGTGCCATGTTAAATCCTATAAACAAGTACCAACTTTTCTTAAAGTATCAAAAACCTCTGCAAATGTCACTCTTTCGTTATCAAGTGTCATTTGTTCTTCATATATTTTTTTTGTAGATTTTAAGTTATCTGGTAACATAAAGTAAATTAAACGCTTATCTAATGCCACTAATGCTAATACATCACATTGTACTTTAGATATTGGTGTTTTTTGTCCACCAAAATTTGTTTGAAAATTATATCGTGCAACACTTTTGCCTTTATCATAATGAGGCCTTTGTGTTGCTTTTACTTGTATTCTTATTGGTTTTGTTTGCAACCATGCAAGTAGATCGTAACCAACTTTAGAAACAATATCATTATTAATACCATAGCCTTGCAAAACAGAACTTGCTAATAGTTCTCCTTGCAAACCCACCCTTGTTGACATTTTAAATAAACGCTATTTTTAGTAATAAGCCTATTGTTGATGCACTTGCACCAATCATTATTGCTTCTATTCTATATAATCGTCTATCTATTGCCTCATACCTATCAGAACAAGCGTCAACATGGTCATCAATTTTTTGGTTTACAGTTGCGGTTGTTGGTTTAGGCATAAATTTTCCTTATTATATTTGCGTTACAGAAACATTAGAGGTATGACTTGCAGCACTTGTAGATGCAGCCCCTCTAGTGCAACCTGTAAGATTTGTACCATCTACTCCAGTATAAGTAATTATTTCATCACCTATTTGCACAGTGCCAGACGCTGTAAATGGATTTGAATTACCAACAGGAATAGTCGTTACAGAGTCATTAATATCAGATGTAAGATTATTCATACCTTTAAAATCTGCATTAGCTGACCATGAAGAACCATCATGTTTGTATTTCCAACCCCAATAATCTGATTTAGTATCTACGCCTGTATGTAATGTTGCATTGCTACTATTACAATCTGCAATAATCAATTCAGGTGTACCACCATTACTTATAGTTGTTTTATCAGAATTAATATCTACAGTTTTACTATCTTCTAAATAGTAAAGACTTACATTGGTATCTTTTCTTACTATTGTTTGCATTGTTTACTCCTTATAAAAAACTTGGCTTTGTAGGAAAAGCATTGTTAGGAAAATTTGCATCAGCAGGTAAATCTCTTAATGCTTGTCTATATGTTGTAGCTTCGGTCTTTTGTTCATCTGTTAAGGGGCTATCTGAAGCTAACGCCCAATCAGTTTCTAATAACATTGTGTTTCTTTTATTTCTTTTATTTTTCTTTTTATTATTTAAAGCATTAGGATTTTCTTGATTATCTACCTCAATTTCTACATATTTATTTAATGTTCCATCAAAAACTTGTTCTTTTGCCATAATTAACTCCTATAAAACTGCGTAAACAGAAACAACACCTGATGCAAAATTTCCTGTTCCTAAATAAAAATAAAAAGCATCAGCATAATTTGTAACTGTGTTAGTGTTCTGTGAACCTGTTATTCCTGTTTCCATCATAAATTTTTCATCACCACCACCAGTTGAAAATAGACCATAACTTTGATAAACATATCCTGCGTTCTTAATATTATTTTCATAAGTAATTTTACCATTCATTCTTGGCGAATAACCATTGCCTGTATCTGTTTGTACAGGTTCACTATGACTTAAAACATTTTCACTGCCCCAACTTATAGGTGATAAATATGAACTCCAAACATCCATGTCTTGAGCTGTGTTTGTATTGCTACCACCTAATCCATAAACTTGATGAACAATACCATCCCAGTTATTACCAGATAAAACAGATGAGCCACCATTATAAGGTTTAAATCTAAAGTTATGGTCTGCTTCACCTGTAGCCGATAAACCATAAAAATAAATTTCATAAGCTCTTACGGATGATGCTGAAGTTCCTGTAGGTAAAGATATAGTAAAAGAATTTGCACCATAATTAAGTAAATTTACTTTACCACAAAATAGTCTAGCATCATTGGGTGTTGAGGCAGGTAAATTAGTTAGTTGTGAACCATCTACGGCAGGTAACTTAGCAGAACCATCTAATTGGACAGCATTATTTGCAGATGTTCCAAAAGAAAAATTTAAACGAGCATCAGCAACAGTGCCAGAAAGTTGACTTGCATCAATAGTTTTGTTTGTTAAAGTTTGTGTTGCAGTTGTACCAACAATTTCTTGATTACCACCAGCAGGCAAAGTAAGTGTATTTGTTACACCTGCAGAATGTGGTTGTGCTTGTATTGTTTGTGCGTGTGCATTAGAACTTTCACAATAAAAATTAACTTTTGCTACTGATCCTGTGCCTGTTCTTATATCAATTAATCCATCTGATACAGTAACACCACCTGATGTACCATTACCATCAAGATTAATTTTACCACTACCATTAGGTAAAATATCAATATCAGCATTAGATGTAGATACAATGTTTTGACCATTAATATCTAAATCGCCACCTAATTGTGGGCTTGTATCTTCTGAAAGATTTGACAAAAAGCCACTAGCTGTAAAAGCAGCTTGTACCCATGCACTTGATGAATTTCTTACAAATAATTGGTTTGATGTTGTATTAAAATATAAAGCACCTGTTACCAAAGCATCACCATCATTATCAACAGTAGGTGCTGATGATTTTGCACCTAAATATCTGTCATCAAAACTATCTAATGATGCAGCAGCAGAAGTTGCACTTGAGGCCGCTGCTGTAGCTGAATTTGCACTAGCTGTAGCAGAATTTGCAGCGTTTGTAGCTGATGTAGCAGCTTGTGAAGCTGAAGTTGCGGCAGCTGTACCTGAGCCAGCTATGTCATCTACATATTTTTTTCTAGCAGCGTCACCATCTGCAGTAGGTGCAGCAAGACCTGTAATCTTGTTATCACCCATAGCAATGTTACCTGACAATGTACCACCACTTAAATTAAGTTTTAATGCGTCTGCAGTATCAACATAAGTTTTTGTTGTAGCGTCATTTGCACCTGATGGTGCTTTTAGTCCACTAACAGTATTAGAATTAGCATTTATATCGCCTGTCATAGTACCACCTGCAAGTGGTAATTTAGCAGCTATTGAATTTGTTACAGTTGTTGAAAAACTAGCGTCATCACCTAATGCTGCAGCTAATTCATTTAATGTGTTTAATGTTGATGGAGCAGAGTCAACTAGTCCTGATACTTCGGTGTCAACATAGCCTTTCGTAGCTGCATCTGTAGAACCAGAGGGCGTGGCAAGTCCTGTAATTGTTTGTGAGGTTGTACTATCCATATCAAGTGTGCCATTTATGGTCACATTGTTAAATGTTGATGTACCACTTGTTGCTGTAACATTACCATCTATTGCACCGACAAATTTAGTATTGGCTGTTATTGTCGTTCCTGTAATTGCAGCAGGGGTTGTGCCACCTACGACACCATCTACTGTTCCTGTAACATTACCTGTAAGATTACCTGCAAAATTTGTATTAGCTGTAATAACTGTGCCTGTAATAGCTGCAGGAGTATTTGCACCTATAACGCCATCTATATTACCACCACTTACTGTAACTGATGAACCTAGATTAGCAGTGCTAGAAGCTGATAAGGTTGTAAATGCTCCTGTACTTGCACTAGAGCCACCAATAGGTGTTCCGTCTATTGCACCACCATTAATATCTACTTTAGCTACTACAACTGACCCTGTGCCGTTAGGAGTAAGGTTTAGGTCACCATTAGTATCTAAAGTAACAATAGTATTACCATCTAGGTGTAAATTGTCTATTTTAAGAGTAGATAATACTTCATTGCCAAGATTTAAGTCAGCAAGTTGTGACATAAGTTCACGAATAGCATTATTAATATTAGATGGTGCTGTACCCTCAGCAATACTAATACTATTTAAGTCAGTATTATTTGCTGCAGTTGCATCAAACTGTGATATTTTTGTTTTTGCCATGTTTTACTCCTGATTATCCGTTATTGCTTGTGCTGTTGGTACTGTTGCTAATTGAGCCGCAGCTACACTTGCACCTTGATTTTGTGGTAAATCTTTGTATATTCCATTAATTTTTCTTATTAATGACAAAAATTTATTTTTAATTATATTTGTATATTTTGTACCTCTTGCTCCTTGAGTTGCAGCTAAACTTGCTATTTGTTTCATTGATGGTTGTGATAATAAATAATTTACTGCAAAAAGAGTACCAAATCCAACCATGCCTGAAGTTCCACCTGTAAAAGCACTTGAACCTATTAATGCTGCACTTGTTGCACCACTTGCCATTCTTAATGTTCCAGAACGCATAATAAATTGGTTTAAATCTGGAATAACAGCAGGAAAATTCTCTAACATATTAATAAAACCCTCTAATCTTTTCATATTCATATTTTCAAAACCACTTATCATTTCTTTTGTTCTATCATAAGTAAGGCTTTTTCTGTTTCCAACTAAACCTAACGCTTTTTTTAAGCCCACAATATCTATTTCTTGTTTTAATCCACCTTCAGTTGTTTTTAAAAATTTACCAAATATTTCGTCAATATGATTTGTTGCTAACTTGTTAAAATCTTCTTTACCAATAACTTTTTTTAATTCTCTTAATGATTGAACTGATTTTTGCGATTGTGTTTCAGGAAAAAAAGATTTGTTTAATAAATCTTCATATTCTTTTGCAGGTTTTCTATAGCCACCTGCTTTTCTAAATTGACCCAAACTGTTTTCTAATATTTTTGTGTTTTTTGTTACTAAAATATTCATCATTTTACCAAAAGATTTATCAGCTTTATCTAATAATCTTTGTGCTTCTCTAATATTTCCGCCTTTAGCTATAGACTCATTTTTCATTAATCTTTTTATTGTCATCTTTGCATCAGTTACTGCATTAAATGCTGCTCTATTTGGTGATTTAACAACATTTCCTGTTATTGGATTTGGATTGTATGTTTGTGCAAAAGTTGTAAGCTCTTTTTCAATTAATTTTAAATCTTTCCCTGTAAGTTTTTTATTATTGTTTATTTCTTTTAAAACTTTTGATAAATAATCCTCAACATCTTTTGGCATTTTTTGCATTAATTCTGGTTTATTTCCAATAACACTTGTTTCTTTTTGTGTAATGTTTTTAGTTAATCCTGTTTTGTAAGCCTTTGTTCCAATATTTTTTTCAGTTGTTTTTGTTATTTCTCTTGGTAAATGTGATTGTATTGTGCTTCTAAGAGTTGTTGTAGGATATTTTACATTATCTAAAATTTTCCAACCCTCGTCATATTGTTCAAATATTTTTTTTTGCATTTTATCAAAGTATCTTTTAGACGATTCTCCAATAAGCGTTGACCTTTCTGCTTGTGTTAAAGATACGCTTGGACTAAAAACTTTTGATGAATAATCATCAATAGCGTTAAAAATATTTTGTACTTTTTTTCTTCCAACCATCATAGGCATACGAGATGTTAAATTAAACATAGCTTGTAATGGTGCAAAACCTGTTGTTACACCTATTGGTAAATCAACATCTCTACCAACAGTTTTTAAAACATCTTCTCTAAAAAATGTTTGAGCATCTTTTGCAGTTGGTTGGGGCTTTGCTAATTTACCTAATGTTGTTGTTCCATCATCTATTTGTCCTTTTGCAGCAGATATACCTTCAGTCGTTTTTTTTCTAGCAAGATCAGCAGTTTTGCTAAATGCTCTTTTTGTTGGCTCAACGCCCATGCTTATTAATCTACCTACTCCCATTAAAACACCTGTTCCAACAGTATTAATTGCACCTATTGTCAAAGCATCTGCAATCATATCATCATTATCTGGTTTTGGAATATCTGGATTTAACCATGCGCCTATTTTGTCAGCAGCGTAAGAAGCAACACCTGCACCTACACCTGCTCCAGCAGAAGCTCCTGCAATACCTAATGGCGCACCTATAATAGTTCCTGCAACTGCTCCACCTATTTCTGAAAAAGTTTCTACTCCATAAGGCAGTAAATCAGGGTATTCATCTTCTTTTAAAATACCTAAATTAACAGATTTATCCCTTACTTTGTAGTTGTATTCTTTTTTTGTTATTTTTCCTGATTTTAATAACTTAGAGCCAATAATTTTAAATCTATCTAACTCTTTACTTGCATTACTTTTGCCAAATTTTTCCCATTCAGCGTCTATTCTTTGACTCATTGTATTTGCTCTCTTATAGACAATGAATTATTCCATTCATTTATTTCACTTGTGTCTAAATTTGTATCACTTACTTCAGGTGCTTCATAAACACTTTCTCCAGCAGCTTTTTCTAATTTACTACTAGATATTACATCTTCAATACTTTTTATTCTTACTAACGCCCTATCTCTTACACCTTCATATAATTTTAATGCTTTAGATATATTGCCTCTTTGTGATGTTGTTAAATTTGAGTTAGGGTCATCAAGTAATTGTTCATAACCTGTAATTGCATCATCAAATCTACGATATACAGTTTTAGTTCTTTCTAATGCCTGTTGTTCATTCATGTTAGGTTCTGGCATTTCTTCTCTAATAAATTCAAATAACAAATTTGTTTGCCTACCATCAAAATTTGCTCTTGATGCGTTCATTGCATCTCTAATAAAACCTTCGGTAGCTGTATTTGCTCTTTGATATTTTTTTAATGGTAATCCCACTTTACCTGTTACTGAACTAATACCACCAGCCAATCTATCTATTGCTCCATAACTTAAAGCTGCATCTGCATCACCAGTTTGCATAGAATTTTTTATATTTTTTAATTGAGAAGCATCTCTTTGTTCTTCTGTTTGTTGTAATTGATTTCCAATATTTAATTTACCTTCTTTAGCTAAA